CGCTCAAATAAAAGTTTGTATTAAATATAAGTGAAAATAAAGTATTTATCAATATATGCAAAAATTAGTTCCAATTACAAGATTAGGTAAATTCTTCGGGGCTGAAGATTATGCCTTGGATATTAGCATGGGGGAAGAGTGGTTGATAGGTGACATGAACTTCACGGTCGTATTATATCGTGTTGATAGATATAGAACCAAAACCGACGACGTATATGGTGAAGTATTAGAAGATGGTATTCAATTTATGGCTCCAATAGAATTGAATGGTTTAGTTCAAATCATGGCACCGACCAACAAGTTATTGGGTAATTCAAAAGTAAAACAAGATGAACCTGGCAATATGAAGTTTTCTATTTACCAAAAAACTCTTGATGATTTGAATGTTAACATTTTGATGGGTGATTATTTTGGTTACTATGAGACTGAAGATAGAGTTAGATATTATACTGTAATTGATGACGGACTTGTTAAGTCTGACAATAAACACACTTATGGTGGTTACAAACCGTTCTATAGAACAATAACCGCAACATACGTAAGTGAAAATGAATTTAGAGGATTGTAATGCCATTACCAAAAAACGTAGTTAAACCAACATTACCGTTAGTTCCAAGAAAAGAGTTGTCAGCTCGTAGAGAACAACTTTTGGAATATATTAAAGAAGATGGGACATATCTTCCAAAATCTGTTCTTCATGCTGATTTGGATAAAGGTATGTTAAACTTTGTTAAAGAAGAATTAAAAGTTGTGACTGCAGGACAAACAGTACCTCTTTTAGATATTATTATTACTTCACAAAACTGGGCACAATATACAGAAACTGCTTTGTTTACTGATTTGGATAATAATCCATCACCACCATTTATCACATTAGTTAGGATTCCCGAAGTAAAATATGGTTCAAATCCCGCATTGGTTTACAATATTCCTAACAGAAAACAATTTTATTATGCATCCGTCCCAACATGGAATGGTAATGAACAAGGTATGGACATATACACAATTCCTCAACCCGTTCCTGTTGATATAAAGTATAGTATGAAAATCATTTGTAATAGAATGAGAGAACTTAATCAACTGAATAAAGTTGTTATGCAAACTTTTGCATCAAGACAAGCCTACACTTTTATTAAAGGACAGTATGTTCCAATTATTTTGGAAAATGTTGGTGACGAATCTCAAATGACAATCGAAGCCAGAAAATACTACATTCAAAATTATGATTTTACAATGTTAGGTTATTTAATTGATGAAGAAGAATTTGAAGTAAAGCCAGCAATTCAAAGGGTAACACAACTTATAGAACTTGACACTTCAACAAGAAAACAAAGAAGACCAAAATATCCTGAAAATCCTGATGAATTTGAAATGAATTTTTTATTTGTTTCCGGTAATACAATTTTAAATGATGTGATTGATTTTACTGCGAATATGAATTTAGTTTCAACAAACAATGTTGATACTTTTGATATTTTTATCAATGGTGATTATTATGGTAGTGATGTTCAAAATATTCAAATCACTACAAATGATGCGTTAAGAATTGAAGTAACCAAAAAAGATAATACTCAAGATGCTAACGTATTGTATGAAAACAAACTTGTTTAATTTTCCCCGTATATATCTTTTTTCTCTTTACACTTTTCAATTATTAAATTCTCTAAAAATTTGTAAATCTTAATACCTCTCTTATCACAATACTTTTTTAGTATCTCATGTGATTCAGGGGATATTTTTATATTCTTAATTTCTTTCTTTGTCTTCATGGTAGAAAAAAGGCAGAATTTATTCCCACCATATATAAATAGTTATTGAAAAGTAAAGTTTTTTCATATAAAGTTGAATATTTATCTATAAAATAAATCTGTAACAGAATAATTTAATAATGGCAACAGCACAAGCAAATCAAAAAGTATACGTATCACCTGGTGTATACACATCTGAAACGGACTTATCGTTCGTAGCACAGAGTGTGGGTGTAACTACGTTAGGTCTCGTTGGAGAAACACTAAAAGGTCCAGCATTTGAACCAGTATTCATAACTAATTACGATGAGTTCCAATCATATTTTGGTGGAACAGAACCCGTTAAATTTTACAACACTCAAATCCCAAAATATGAAGCGGCATATATTGCTAAATCATACTTACAACAATCAAATCAATTGTTTGTTACTAGGGTTTTAGGTTTGTCAGGATATGATGCGGGTCCATCTTGGAGTCTTAGTCTTATTGCTAATGTAGACCCAACAACAATTGGACTTAACGGTGTTGAAACAAGTTTCACAGCCGAATTTACAGGTTATTCATCAGGAACAACAATTGGATTTACTGACTTGAATGATTTACCTGCTTTAGTACAAGCAAATTTAAATGTTCAATATAGATTATCTGATGGTTCAACATCAACACTTCAAAATGATTTTAACACTTATTTGGGTGGTATTATTGATAACAATTCAACTTCAGCGACAACTAGTGTAATGTATGGTGCAATTCCTGAATCGGATTACTACAATACTGTAAATCTATATCCATCGGTAAAATCACCGTATAATTGTGATAACAACATAGCGACAAATGACTTATCAGCAGGAACAAACGACCCTTGGTACTATGCTAATTTTAACATTTCTACAGGAGACGCCTATACAGGTTATTCATTCTACTATTATGTAGATACTTTATCATCAGGTGGTACTGGTTTATATACTGGTACAATTACTGGTGTATTATATAATTTTACAGGTACTGCTTATAGTGAGTTCAACAACATGGTTGTAGGAACCTTGCGTTCAAGAGGTGTTTCATTATATTCTAATACTGCGGACAGTATCAACCACGGACCTGTTTATGAGGTGGGAATTGACTATAATAATAGTAACGCATGGGTACCTAACAATTTACAAATAGTTTGTACTGGTCAGTATTCAGGGGTTACAAGTTCTCCTTTTGCATCCTTCTTAATTTCTGGTGTTACAAAAGACAGTAACGTTTTTTCTTTTGAAACTTCTTTATTAGCATCTTCCGCAAAATACATCACTAAGGTTTTAGGTGTTGATAACTTTGGAAAATCAAGATTTGAAGTTCCAATTTATGTTGAAGAGGTTTATCAAGCAAGTTTAAATTATGCTTACAATCAAGGATACATTCGTGGGTTAAATTGTGATTTTATTGCATTACCTGATGCAAGAAGTCAATCAAGTCAATCAATTGCTTGGAACTTAGAAAAATATCAATCACCTGAAACCCCTTATTTAGTTTCTGAATTAAGAGGTAATAAAGTTTACAAACTATTTAAATTTATTTCAATTTCCGATGGTGATTCGGCAAATACTGAAATTAAAGTTTCAATTGCTAACTTATCATTCAACAATATGTCGTTTGATGTTTTAGTTAGAAATTTTTATGACACAGATGCAAATCCTGTTGTTATTGAAAAATTCACAAATTGTAACATGGACCCAGCGTCTAACAATTTTATTGCTAAGAAAATTGGTTCATCTAATGGTGAATATGCTTTAATTTCAAAATATATTATGGTTGAAATGGCGGATGAAGCACCAATAGATGCACTTCCTTGTGGTTTCTATGGTTATACTCAAAGAGAATATGAAAGTTATGATTTATATCCATCACCATATCCTAAATTTAAAACTAAGTACGATTACCCTGGTGAAGTAATTCTTAATCCTCCTTTCGGTACTGCTGGTGGTGGAAGTAATGCTGTTGAGTCGGCAGGTGATATTGTAAGAAGAACTTATTTAGGGTTTTCAACTCAATATGGTATTGATGAATCTTTCTTAACATATAAAGGTAAACAAAACCCAACTATTGGATGGGAAACTGCAACAGATTCAGTTAAATGGAACGTAATAAGTAAAGGTTTCCACATGGACTCGGGTGCAACGGTAGTAACTATTGCAAATACATCCTTGTCAAGTGGACAAACTGCTTTTGAATGTGGGGTGGCAGATTTTAGAACAGACCCTGAAACTCAAGAAAACCCATACTACTTTATTTACTCAAGAAAATACACAATATGTTTTGCGGGTGGATTTGATGGCTGGGACATTTATAGAGAATGGAGAACTAATGAAGATAGATTCCAATTAGGTGCTTCAGGTTACTTAGCGGGAGCTTTCCCATCATCTAAATACCCTACAGCAACTGGTGACGGTATGTTTAAAAGAATTGTGGTACAAAATAATACACAAGATTTTGCTAACACTGACTACTACGCTTACTTACTTGGTATCTTAACATTTGCTAATCCTGAGGCAACAAACATCAACGTGTTTGCAACATCTTCAATAGATTATGTAAATAACTCTAATCTTGTTGAAGAAGCAATTGACATGGTACAATATTCAAGAGCTGACTCTGTATACATTGCAACTACTCCTGACTATAGAATGTACACACCTGATTCTACAAGTTCTTTAGATATCATCTATTCACAAGAAGCTGTTGATAACTTAGACAATACAGG